AACTTTTGCCAATTGTTCCAAATCAATCGATTTGGTACAAAGAAGAAGAAAGATTCAAGGTGCATATTGTCCATTATTGGATATAATGGTGTTGCCAGACGGGCAAATGCCGTCATGTTTAAATTGAATGTGTCCCCAGGTAGAACTTCGTCTACATATACGGGGACTAAGTAGCCCGCATCAAACGTAGTTTTGTGTGTACTTTGACAGTCAAATTTTGATCGCGGAATATCCGCTTTTGGAATCATTGTGAACTGATGTACGTTTACTGATTGATTGCGGTGCATTTTTTTTCCTTTGTTATTCCGTCAGAAAAGGTTACCCTTTTCTAGACGGTTTGTTTTATTCGGTAATTTTTACCTGTTTACCCAGTGATAACAATTTTGGAATTTCATGTAATTCAAACTGACCTGTGTTGTCATCAAATTGTCCGAATTCGAATAAATCGAAATCGTCTGGGTGGTTATATAACTGGTTTTCTGCATCAGCGCGATTTACTTCATCGCTAAATGATCTGATTGCTACACCAGTTGATGGTACGAACATTGGGCGGCCGAATGCATCGGCTGCCCTGTCTTTTACTGAACATAGTACTAGTTTCATGAGGTTTCCTAAGTGAGGGTTCGTTTAAGTTTTTGAAGCTTCGCTTGTTGGACTATTTCTTTGACCTTTAGTCTTTCAAACGTATTGTCTTCGCTATTTAGTTTACCGTTTATTTCACGTTTGTAAAGTATTTCGTCAAATTCATATGGATTGTCCGTTTTATATTTTTTATCGTAAAACTTCGGGGGTTTTACTTTTTTTCCTTTTATTATAATGTAATCATGGGGATATACATCATTTTTGTATTTTTTATACCAGTCATAGCCTATACCAGGCTTTAATGACATTTTGTTAAATTCGGGTTTACGTGTAGTTATTTCTCCTGTTTCTAAATCCGTTTGTGTGTAATGTTGCTTTGAGTTATTTCCTGTTACTTTCTTCATAATATATCTTGCAACGTATGCAGCTGATTCGAAGTTAACGTCTCCAATGCTGGAATAACCAAATGGCCACAGTAATTCAAGGTCTTCGGATCTATAAAGCATAGAACCAGAGGAAGACCTTCGCCATAATTTTTTATCATGAAAATCGTGTCCGAAGATACATGCGTGGAAGTGAGGTCGACCGAAATTTTCGCCATACTCTCCAGCCATGTAATAGCGGATTCTATAGATTCCGAATTTTTTGCGAAGTCGCTTAATGAACAATTGAAAGTCTTTGTAATGTAAGCTGCCATCGCTTGGGAGATGTGTATTGTCATATGTGAGTGTTATGAAACAGTTGTTTTCGTGTAATTGGGCTTCATGCATACAACGCATAGCCCATTGGCGTGATCTTTCTAGTCTGCAGCCAATACATTGGCCACAGGGTAAAGATAGTGTTTTGACGGTGTTATACCAACGTCTTTCATGAAAAACGATTGAACCGTCAGCGCATTGAAATGCGGTTAATGGATGATAACAAGGCATGTGAGGTGCCTGGGGGTTTTATTAGAACCTCCAGCCTCCACGCTGGGGGCTTGATCGCATATTTGGCGATTTAGTTTTTTGACTTTGTTTACGAAATGACCTTGCGGATTTCTTTTTATTTACTGATAATCTACGCATATACATATTTATCTCCCTTGGGGTTGGTGTCACCTAGCACAGTTACATCTAGTAAGGTAACTGTGCTTGCTGCCTATTCGGCAGCTTTTTCTTGTGGAACTTCAACGACTTGAGGCAGTTCCACGCTATTTACGAGGCCAAGTTTTATTGCCTCGTCTTTATTATCAGAATTTTCTAAAAATTCGATAAGTTGAGCCGGATCGTTTTCGAACCTGGCTCTTAAATCGGCTGGCAGACGCATGAATTCGTCTTCTGCAGCAATTACTTGGTTTAGGGCAGAGTGGTAATCATAGATGCCCGTAAAATCGCCATAGCGAGGCGATAATGGAGTTTCAGGTAGTAGACCTGTTATGTTGAATTGACGAAGGATATTATTAATATCACATTCGTCTTTGAAATGCTGCTGAGTCAGGGTTGCATCCTCACAATGCAGCCCCGACTCATTTGACGCAGCATCTAAGTCATAGTTATAGGGTGTACGTAAAAATGGTGATTTTTTCATTTTTTACCTTTAAATTTTTGATACTGGTTTTTAACAAAATTTTCTACCCTTGAAGGGGTTGGTACATATTTCTTTATATCGCGATACCAATATGGATCGACTGATGGTGCAATATTTTCTTTAATATTGGTTGTTTCTGCCTGAGTTTTAGCAGTTGCTGCAGTTGTAAAACCTTCAGATGCCTTCAAGTTTTTAATTTCTTGTTGTAATTTAAGCAACATTTCTTGCAAATTACGTTGTTGTGTTTGGTTTAATTTTGTGTTTTCCAAAATATAACCTATATCGGCAGCAGTCTTTATAGTTTCTGCCTCTGTTTTTAATGTGGTTGCCGTTGTTCCTATAGTGGTAGCTTTTTTCAAATCTATATCAGCATTATTCATTGACAAGGATTGATATCCTTGTAAAGCTGATCCAACACTATTTCCCATTTTTGCGGTAGACACCTGCCCCATTGCTCCAGATGGGGTACCCGCTCCACCTTGTGTATATGCAAGCATTGGATTTAATCCAGATGCTTTCATATCTTCCACTGCAGTTTGATACTGCGTTCTACGCATACGTTCTTGAAAATCCATTTGTCTAGCAGCTTGTTCTGCACTTGCAGCATTCGCTGCAGATGCAATGTCTCTGTTAGATTGATTAGTTCTTTCTTGGCCTATAAGACCAAGGCCGGCGCCGACTAATCCTATTGTTACTGGATCAAACATTAGAAGTGGTCGATCAAGCCAGGTACAGAGTACATTGGCATTGGTCGGGCTTTCTTAACATCAAAGAAAGAATCAAAGATGAATTGTTGTCCATTAGCAGATGCACCTACCGCCAGTGTTCTGGCTACTGGTGGTGTATCTTGAATAAACGTAGTATTCAAGGTTGGAAGTGCCGTAAATTTTTGGGCAAGATGCCATCCGTCAATTGTGCCTGATGCAGTAGACCTAAATAAGCTACTTATACGTGATGGATAATATCTATATTCTGCCCAACGTTCCTGGTATCCAAATACACCTGTATCGGTTGTGTCGCCTGTTACATATATTTCCTGATTTAATACTGCTTGTTCGCCTAATGTGGCGAAAGCTGGGAAATAAAAATCGTAACGTGTAGATCTGCTCCACATTTTTTGCAAACCTTGTTGATACGTAAGGTCTGCTCTAACGGATACTATACCAATAATAACGCCATGCTCAACGAATGATTGAGTAAAGCCATGATTATGAGCGAGGCCAGTGCCCATACTAGCAAGTGTACCCAAAGGCGTTGTTGTACCGCTTGCGTTAGTTCCAGAAGTTTGGGCAATGGGATTAATGTTAATAGAAGTCGAACCGCCACCCAAATACTCAGGGCGCTGTAAACGAGCATCAGGACTAACAACCCCAAAGTGAGAACGAATAATTTCAGTATAACGTGTGCCTCCACGTGCATCCCTTTCAAGTAATTTTTGGATCTGAAATGATTGTCGTAGTTGGTTAATTGTTGCTGCGGTTGCGGCTGATAAATCAGCATATATACTTGGTGCCGTTGTTGCACCAGCTCCAGTAGTTGCTTCAATTCTTGCATTAGAATTGATACTGGATATTGCAAATGGATATGTTACTGATGCTCCACCAGTTTCACGTACAGTTTGGCCTACGTCTACAGTGGCAGTACCAATAAATCCAATACCTTTAACAGGTGCAGTTGATCCTAGTGGTAGTGTTACTGCAGTGCCTTTTTGTGGCCATGGTAAAGCTGAAGTAAAATAATCTTTACGTTTGCCACGACGTAATAATGTATAATTTGTTACTGTATCTGGGCCGTCGCCCTTGTCTACTACTACAGAATTTTGAAGGTTTTCATCTCGAAACCATTCATTATAAATAAGATTGTAAGCACGTGGCCAAAAAGCACAGTGGCTTACAGTTTTTGTTGCAGTTACTTGCCCTACCGTAGGTAATCCCATGTAATCTTGCAATGAGCCAATGGCATAACCATTGGCGGGTGACACCTGTTGTGGGATTACGTAAGATATCGAATCCGATGGATTATCTTGCTGCCCCATAAACTTTTGCCAATTGTTCCAAATCAATCGATTTGGTACAAAGAAGAAGAAAGATTCAAGGTGCATATTGTCCATTATTGGATATAATGGTGTTGCCAGACGGGCAAATGCCGTCATGTTTAAA